GACGTCAGGTTGATTTTCTCCTGCTTGGCCGAAAGCCCTTTATTCACCGCCGCCATGATTTGAGGTTTTCTCAACATCCTGAAACCCGTTTGACCGGCGGTCCTAGCGCTGTATCCAGCACGAATGGCAGCTTTCGTGGCATTCTGGTCAACGAGATATTCCTCGATGAACAGAAGTTGCTTCGGTACCAGTTTATCTCCCTTCGCCATCGCTCATCCCTTCGCGTTTATCGTGACACGATACTAGCACTTGGGAAAGGACCATGTGACGTAGCCGTGAGAGGGCGACGATCTCCGTTTCCCAGAGAGCCTCGTTGCGTTCCGCGCCCAACTCGGATTCGACGCGGGCCATGTGCGCGGCTATAAACTCGCAGGCCGCTTGCTCGATGTCGGTCATCGTCCATACCGCCCATCGTCGGCTCCCATGTCGGCAAACTGGATCGCGTCTAGGTCAGCAAACTCCGCCGTGTGCTTGTTCCACCGTACGCTCACTGTCCCGGTTGGTCCGCCCCTGTGCTTCTCAATCACGATATCCGCGTTCCCGTCGTCGTTCTCCGGATCGTAGGCGTGAGGCCTGTGGATCAGCAGAATGACGTCCGCGTCCTGCTCGATGTCTCCCGACCCGCGTAGCTCTGCCATCGTCGGAGGCCGCTTCGGGTCTGCGCCCTGGCGATTGACTTGCGAGAGCACGATCACGGGCACCTTGTGGCGCTTGGCAAAGTCCTTGGCATCGTGGGTGACCTGCGCGATTTTCTCCCAGCTCGGGTCGTTTCCGGGAACGCGCATGAGGCCCAGGTAATCGACCACTACGGCGCGGCATCCCTGCGCGACTCGCTGTTGCATACGGCCCAGCACCGCAGGCCAGTCCCGCACGTCGTCGTCAACGTGGATCGGCAACCCGCTTGCGATCTGCGCGGCTCCAACAAGCGGCCTGTGCTCTTTCGGCGTCAGAGGTCCACGCCAGATGCGGGTCAGCTCAACGCCGCTTGTCTGGGACAGGATCCGCTCTACGTACTCCTCCGCTGGCATCTCCGCCGAGATGAATGCGACGGGCCCAACCTGTCGCGCAATCGAAATCGCAATACCGATTCCGAGAGCCGACTTGCCTACGCTGGGCCTTGCGCCGATCACGACCAGGTGTCCCGGTCTCAGGCCTCCGAGGAGCTTGTCGATGCCCGTAATCCCGGTGGGCAGTCCGGGCCGTTGCAGGCGTCCTGTCTCGAGTAGCGAGCCCACGCGGCGCATTACCCGCTCTACGTGCGGACCGAGGCCGTCGGTGGTTGCGGTCGGTACCGAGACGTCAGACAGAGGTCGCACGGCCTCCGCGTACCAGTCCGAGAGCGGACGCTTGTCCTCGCCTTCGAGTCGTCGGATCAGCTCCTGCGCGTGGACAATGGCGCGACGTCGTGCCGCTGCGTCTCGGATCTGCTGCGCGTAGTAGTCCGCCAGCGACGGAAACCCAGCGTAGATCTCCTGGAAGTCGACGGCCCACGAGAGCAGGTCCGACTGCCGGACGTTGGACAACGTAATTCCACGCTGGCGCAGGGCCTCGAACACCGAGACGGAATCGCACGGCAGGTGTGCTGCGTCCCGTTCGACCAGCAGGCTCCAGATTTGGCGCAGATCGGCGTGGAAAAAGTCGTCGACCAGTGCCGCTCCGCCCACCTGCGCCATGACCGTCGGCGCTTCTCCGCGTCCTCGCACCTGCTGCTCTACCGCTGCGCCGATGATCCCGCGTTCCGCTTCCACCGACTGCGGCACCGTACGGCGCGTGTCGTCGCGCTTGCCCGCGATGTTGTGAATCGTCGCCATCATGCCGCTCCCGCTTCACGCTCGAGTTCGTCGAGCCGGTCCAACTCCGAATGCGCCGAGGGCCTCACGCGCTTGGGAGGTGAGGCATCGAGTGGCTTGTCGATTCGGTTGAGCCAGTTGAGCACGAACCGTTGCGTCTTTCGTCTTCCCCTGGCGGCTGGAGTCATCAGCCAGGCGTCCATCTTCGCTAGCTCGCGGTCGATGTCGATCCCGGCGTAGGCGTGATTCTCTCTGAGCATCGCCAGGAACTCAGGACCAGCGGGCGCGGTGCGTATTGGCCGTGGAACGGCTATCTCTTCTTCCTGCTCCTGCTCCTGCTCCTGCTCCTGCTCCTGATTAGGCATACTCTTCGCGAAGGCTTTGCCAAAGGCTTTGCCGAAGGCTATGCCAAAGCCTTCCGGTAAGGCTTCCGCATAGGCTTTAAGTTCGCCAAATAGTTGAACTTTAAGTTCGCATTCGGGAAGCAGGTCGAAGGATTCCACCCAGGAAATGATGACATTTGGGCTCTCCGGTCGGTTGTACTTGGTGAACCGAGGCAGCCAGAGAAGACACGCCTTCTCGTCGAGCTTGACCATGCCTTTGGCGAAGGCTTCCCGAAAGGCTTCCCTAAAGGCTTTCTCGCTCCATCCGATTTCTGCCGCCAACCCTGGGATAGAGGCTCGCATTGCACCGAGGCTCGTCATGTGCGGGTGGGTCAACAGAAACATGAATGCCAGCTTCCCACGGTCCGAGAATGTGCGGAATTTCTCATCATTCCAGATCCTAGGGTCTATCTTTCGATAACGCGCCATCTACGCCGCCCTCCTCACATTGTCTGCCCACAGCAACCGGGCCTGTAATCCGTGCCGTCGTCGCATCTCGACGCGATCCTCCCGGTAGTACACGTGCCGTCTCGATTTGACTGGGTCGTGCAGGTACGCTCGCCCGTCGGGCAGAACGTCGACGTACCAATAGCGAGCGGAATGCGTAACGCGGTAGTACCGCAGGTGCGGTGCCGCGGGCCCGGCGGAGAAACACGATTTGGGGAACACGATCCGCAGGTCGACTCCGTGCAGCTCCACGCTTCCGTCAGGACGCCATCGAACCGGTAGCCCGCATTGTGATTGGAGACGCACGACAAGCGCCATCTTTGACCGGCCTCGGTCGTTGCCTCGGATCTTTTCGATCCACCTCCAGAACTCCGCCTCGCGCAGCCGATCGCATCGGTTCTGCTTGCGGAGCTGCGCTTGTTCGGCGGTAAGGATCTGACGCACCCGCTCACGTGTAAGTCCGACCGTCCTGCCGATCTCCGCGAGCGTGGCTCCGCGCTGGCACAGATCGTCAACCACGCGGTCTCTCATGTATCCTGGCATCATTTGCGTCTCCGCTTGAGTGCTTTGAAACGATACCCTCGAATCCTGCGTCCCAATTTCATCGCTCGGCGTAGGTGCTGCGGCTCTGCGGAGAGATAATCCGCGCACTCGGTGATCGACTCCCAGCGTTGTCCTGTCTCCAGGCAGACGACCGGCCTACACCGATACCCGTTCGCCTTGCGAGGCTGTCGCAGCCCAGCGATCCGCATGAGTTCTTCCTCCGTGCGCCGTGGACAGATCCCAGCGAGGCGACAGACCCAAACGAAATCTCGCGTTCCAATCCAATCCTTGATTCTGACGTACTCAACCCGCGTACCGCTCTGGAGATCGTCGATCGCTTGCAGGAGCACGGAGGACCATAAGTTGCGCTCCGGCACAGTCCGTGTCGGCACGATGAGTGGCTGGAGAGCATCAAGACTCCGCCGGAGCATCCCAGAGCCCGCGCTGTCTCTCGTCTGCCAGGGCGCGTCGCAACTCTCGTTCGCAAGCCACCAGCACCGCTCCGTGGATCCCGTGGGAGCGACACCACTGGACCGCTCGCCTTGCCTGCGCGACGCTCATTGCTCCTCCTCGGACTCAAGGCGCACGATCTCCCGATCGAGGTAGACCCGCGCTTTCTTTAGGTCCGTGAGCGCAGTTCCCTTGCGCCCGGCGCGGGAGACGTACTTGATGACGTTCCCCAGCGCGAAATTGAGACGCCAGTCCGCGATGACGTCCCACGGCTCGTGCTTGCGTCCATCGACGTAGTGCGCTGGCCGAGCAAGCGTATCGTTGACCCCGGAGCCTACCATGCACCCGCTTGAGCAGATCCAGACTCCGGTGACCCGCTTGCATCTGTAGTGGTGACCGTCGGTCACGCGACCACCTCCACCGCGAATCCAGTGCGTAACCTGCGCAAGATGCGGAACTCGATGCCGGGGTACTTCCACCGGAAGAGCTTCGCCTTGATGCGAAACTCGGCGGTCTCGATCCCCTTCACGTCCTCGCAGACGGTGATGCCGTTCTCGACGTACCGGAAGTCAGGCCGGTAGCTGATCGGCTTGCACCCGTCCGGAGACACGACGTACGACGGCTGCTCCTGAAGCTCGCCGATCTCTCCGGCCGCCAGAAGGGTGCGAAGCTCGGCGGCGCGTGCAGCTTCCGCCTTGGAGGCGTAGCCGCCCGTGCGGACCGCGTTGTACTTGCTCCGCCGCATACGTCCAGGCCGCTGGTTTGCCATTGCCACCACACCTCCTCGCACCGCCCCGGGCAACCGCAGCCCTCGCGGACACGCTTAAATAAGCCGGGTTTTCGCCTCCGGAGACTTGGCCCCTCGGGGGGCCAAAATGGTCGGTTTTTGTCGTTGACTGGCAGGCAGACGCCCAGAAAACTCAAGGTTTGTAGGGCGAGTCAGGGTTTTCGATTCCCCTTGGGACCATTCAATTTTCAACCGTAAAATCAAGAGTTTGCACTCCCTCTGGCCCCTTGATTCCGGTTTGAGGGGCCAACAACGCCAAAAAGTGATGGGTCTGCCTGGTTGAAACGCCGCAATTCAGACCCGATCTCTGGAGATACCCAAGCGCCGTAATGGCGTCGCAACGTGGCGTAATCCTCTCCGCATTGCGCCTCCAGCCAACGAACGTTGCACCCCTGCGCCATCGCAGTCGTGACGAAAGTATCCTTGGTGCAATAGATGCCTCGAACGCGAAAATTCAGCGAACGCAGGCATTCGTACCAGTGCCGGGTGAAATTCTGTTGATCGAGTGGCCTGCCTTCAAGGTTGACAAACACCGGATCGTCTGGGGCCACGTGCAGTAGCCTCATGGATTCAAGACGCCTAACCAAACGCGGAAATAATTCGACGGTTCGCCTGGCGTTTCTTGTCTTCGGAGAACTCACTCTGCCCTTGTGCCGAGATCTCCGAACGAACACTCGACCGTTAGCCAGATCCAAATCACCTTGTGTCAATCCTGTTGCTTCCGACGGGCGAAGCCCGGACCAGAACAACAAGTCGACAAAAGCGGCATATGGAGGATAGATCCGCTTCTCGTATTTCCCCCCCGCAATCTTGTGCCTGAACCTATGGCTCTCAAACCATTGAATCACCGCATCTCGCTCGTGCGCGGGAAACGGATCAGGCTCCGTCGGTGGCCTGTCCGGCCAACGAAACCGGGAACGGTAAGGATCACGTGTCAGAGCCTCGTCGGCAATCGCATCTGTGACCATAGACCGCAGGCTTGAGGCCAGAATGTTGCGAACGTAGCGAACGGATAACCCTCGGCTCAGTAAGTCCGCTTGCAGATCGCGTAGATCTCCGTGACGTAGTGCGGCAAACTCCAGGTCTCCGAGGATTGGCAACACGTAGCCTTCGATGTGTTTTCTGTAGTCCTCTACAGCAGTGGGTCTGGTCCTGGTGATTTCGACCTGTCTGATCCACTTCTCGTAGTACCCTCGCAGGCTCAGAGGTCGGCTTGCGGGCGCCTGATTAACCGTCGCCGCTTTGTCGAGAGCAGCGTCGATCTGTTCGAGTGATCTTCCAGCCCGGAGATACGCGGAAACAATATCTGCTAGGCGACCCGCAGCCTCGCGGTTTTCAGGCGTCGGCGGAAGTCCAAGCGACCTTCTCACTCTTTGCTTCCCTAATCGGAACCGGAGAGTGAGACGTGGCGGAGACCCGTGCGCTTCAATCCAACAGCCCACGTTCGAGCTCCTTGATGGCCGTTCCTATGTCGATTTTAGTCCCTCGTGATCGCCTCGGTGGCGGTGCGCTTGCGGGCTCGGTCTTCGCTGGATTCCCCTCGATGAACAGCTCAACCGCAGTCCACTTGAACTTTACGGTTCGTCCCAAGGGGCGAAAATAGTGAACGCCTTGCTTGAGTGTGCCTAAGCTCACCAGGCGCCATATGGTCCGTTCAGACCAACCCGTCCGATCCGCCAGCTCGGCCACCGATACGTACACCCGGCCTGCACTCACGCCAGCACCTCTGGCAGCCGCCGCGGTGCCGGTGTCGTGGGCGCGACGGCTGCCGGGGGGTCGCCACGGCGAATTCCGTGGGGCGACGGGATGGCTACTCGATATGTCTTGACAGGTCCACAGATACCCGACATTACAGCCGGGCGGGGGAAGATCTTGAACAAAGACACGCTGTCGATAGTACGTCGAACCAAACTGTGTTGCGTCGCCACCGACAGGCACGGAAGAATCCTGGACGTCTCTCCGCGCCTGCTGGAGCTTGTGGCGCAGGATCTTGCCTCGCTCGTACGGAGACCGATCAGTGAGGCTCTGCCTTGGTTCTGCGCAGCAGAAACAGAGCCGCAGCTCGTCGCTGGCAGGTGGCTATCTGCCAAGCCGATCCGGCTCTCTGGTGCGCTCACGGTTTGGGTGCTCATCGACAAGACCGCAGAGGTAGAGCGCGACCACGCGCAGGCCCGGCTTAAGGCGCTGTACCTGCTGCTCGGCAACGACGATGTGCGCGTCCCGACCAACGAGGTGAACGCGGCTCTGCGGGCTGCGTCGGACCTGCGCGATCTATGCGCGGTCACGGGGCTACCGCTGCAAGCAGTGCTGGCGCAACTGGCGAGCATCCTCTAGGCCGCTTTCCGACTTGTGCCGGTCGTCAGGATGCCAGCGGGGATCACTTGGCTACGGATAAAGTGCGCAATCGTGGTGCTGGCTCCGAGAGCCTGCTTCTCCAGATAAGCGCGTTCCTGTTCGGTCACTGGAACGCCAATAATAGTGCGTTTTCTCTTGTCGTGCGCTGTAGTTCTGGTTCTCATGCCTCACACCGTTACACCGTGTTAAACGAGAAGGCAAGAGGCCTAGCGCAGTTTCTGAATTTCTAGAGTTCCAGGTCAGTCCTCGTCTGACGGATTCCAGTTGGCCTCGCGTAACGCGACCATGCGAACCCAGACGGATGGGTCAAGTGCCACTTTCGAGGCGGCACCTTCGATTGCTCGCTTCTGGCTTGACGTTACGCGCACTCCGATAGTCTGACTGCGACGATCGGCGACCGCCTTCCGGCCTTCTTTTTTGTGTTGCATTGCGCGGCAAGTGTGGCCGAAGGCCCCGCCTCACGCAACCCACAGAAAGAAACGCCACCACCTCTTGAACTCTTGCGCTGTTCGTTTCACCGTGTTAAACAGGATAGCACAACGTGAGACAGGGAGGCCGCAAATGGACTGGTGCAACGATCCGCAACACGCGCCCGACGAACGCGAGGGAGACTACTGGTGTCGATGCCACGAGCATCTCTTCTGCCTGCTGGTCGGCGTCAACCGTTGTTACTGCTGGATCTCGGACGGCGACGAGGAGCAGGAGAGAGCCTGCGAGGCCTGCGGCGAGACCGTCGAGCAGGCCATCGAGCGTGTGACCAAGGAGTTTCGACGGTGATCCGCGGCCTCGACGCATGGATCGAAGGCGACGGGCTCTGCACGTACTGCGGTCGCGCTGTCTGCGAGTGCGAGCCCGATTACGACGACGAAGAGAGGGAGGACGAGACCGATGTTGCCGAATGACTGGGAACCCGTCGAGACGACAAGCGAGTTGCTGCAAGGCGTCGCGGTGTTTTTGCTGGCTATCGCAGAGCTGTGGCTCCTCGCGGTGGTGCTGTCATGAGCGCTGAAATCGAGCTGATCGGCCACGGAATCGCACGTAGCCAGACCAGCGGGCTGCACTACTTCTCCGCGGCTCATGTCCTGCGCGTCTTGTCGCGGCTCAGGGCGGCAGGATCGAGCGTAGACAACCTCGCGAATGAACTGGTCGCCGACGGCCTGAGGGCCGAGAGCGGCAACGAGAACTCGGCAAGGATGGTCTGATGCCCACCTACGAAATCCCAAATCCTTACGATAGCAAGATCCTCTGCTGGCAAGGTGACGTAGTCAGTTTGTGCGCAGAATTGGAGACAGCAGCAGTTTGCGGCGCAAGCATAAAAGGCGAAAGAGTCAAGACGCTTATCGGCAGCGTGGTACGCTCAGATGGCTATATTTTCCATGCGTTCGCCATAGCTTCCGGTGGATACAAGATTTCAGCTGGATGCCGCTGGTACACGCC